TTGAGATAATTGGGGAACTTAAGAAATATTTGGAGGGGAAGAAAACCAAACTAATAATGTATGTTTATGATGCGTTTGTGTTTGATATTAGTGGGGAAGATGGACCTAATACAGTTAATGAATTGGGGGGAATTATTGGGGATGGGGTTTTTGGGGTTAAAAGTACAATAGGTATGAATTATAATGAAATGTAGGGAATTCTAGTAGTATATATTTATTGGGGTGAAATATACTATCTATGACAAATGAATAATCGAATACACCTAACATTTACATATAAAACCAAATTAGACGAAACTATTTCCCAGATCAATGAACAATATGAGATTTTTATGAATAGAATTTTTGTGTTGGATTCTTTGGATGATGGGAAATTATTGTGTACCTATAATGTGCAAGATCGAGATATGGGTATTAGAATTCCTGATACAATTTTAGTGCATAGGAAAAAACAAAGTAATACATTATACACGATTAATGCCTTAAATGAATTGATTAAGAATTTAAACAATGGGGTTTTGGATCATGGGTTTTCAATTAATTGGGATAATTATAGAAACACAATTATGTTATATAGAGACCAAGAATTGGATTTATTGAGAACAAAGCTTTATAAAATTCTTGAGATTTAGTTTGGTTTATTGAATTAAGTTTTATATATTTACTCAAAATTAAAATAAGTTATGAATACAAATGAAATTAAAGCCAGATTGGCTAGACTTCAGGGCAACAAGGGAGGAGCTCAAAAACAATCAACAGGTAAAAGATGGTCTGATAATTTTTTCAAACCTAAACAAGACACTAAGTATGAGGTTCGTATTGTAAAATATGAGCATAGTGAGGATTCATTACCATTTACTGAATTGTATTTTTATTTCGGTATTGGGAAGCCAAGAATGTTATCATTGGTTAACTTTGAGGAAGCAGACCCAATTATGGAATTTCAGTCAGAGTTAAAGAAGGCTGATTATGAGGGTAACAAAGCATTAATTAAAAAATTAAATGCTAAGTTGAGAATTTTTGTTCCTGTTATTGTTCGTGGTGAAGAAGATAAGGGGATTAGATTCTGGGAATTTGGTCCACAAGTTTATGGTGAATTATTACAATACTTAGATGATCCTGATTATGGTGACATCACAGATGTGAAGGAAGGTTTCGATATTAAGATTGAATCTATTTCACCTGCTAAAAGTGGTAAAGCTTACCCAACAACTACCCTAAAATTAAAACCAAGAACATCACCATTAAGTGATGATGCCGAGCAAGCAGAAGCCTGGCTTACAAATCAACCAAACATTAAAGAATTATATTCCAAGGTAGAATATGAGGATATGAAATCAGCATTACAGGATTATATCCGACCAAAAGCTGAAGAAGATCAACCTGTGAAGTCTTCTGGTACTAATTACACAAATACCAAGAAAGAAGATGTAAATGCACAGCTTGATAAAATGTTTGATGATGAGTAAGATTTATGGCGAAGAAAGAAAAAAACACTATGTCGGAGGACCTTGCCCAAGTCCTTGCGGATAGTATAAACAACCAATTGGGTTCCAAACGTAACAAAGTAGCTTATTTCCTAAATGGATCTCAGGGTGATGACCCTGGGACCATTATGGGTTGGGTTTCTACTGGTTCCTCCATGTTGGATTTAGCAGTTTCTAATAGACCTCATGGAGGTTTACCTGTTGGGAAAATCGTTGAATTAATGGGGATGGAACAATCAGGTAAGTCATTATTATGTGCTCACTTGATTAAGAACACTCAGTCCCAAGGTGGTGTAGGTGTTTATATTGATACTGAGGCTTCACTTGATACTAGATTTCTACAAGCTATCGGGGTAGATACTGATAAGATGATTTACATTCCTGTAAACACCATTGAAGATGTGTGGGCTACTGTTGAAAATGCTGTGGTTAAATTTAGGGAGAAAAATCCAGATAAGATTTTAACTATCATAGTTGATTCTCAGTCTGCAGCTTCAACTAAGGCTGAATTAGAAGCTGATTTTGATCGTGATGGGTTTACAACTGCTAAGTCTATTATTAATTCTAAGGCATTAAGAAAAATCACCGATTTAATTCATAAACAACAGGTATTACTAGTAGCAACTAATCAATTACGTGATAAGGTTGGAGCTATGGCCTTCGCTGAGAAATATACAACCTCAGGAGGTAAAGCCCTTCAATTCCATTCTTCAGTTAGGCTAATGATTAAAAATGTCAGCAAACTTAAGGAAAAAGTTAACGGTGTTGAGCAAGTAATTGGTAGAGAAATCGAAGTAGAAGTAAAGAAAAACCGTGTTGGTCCACCAGAAAGAAAAACCAGATACGAAATTTACTACGATTCAGGTATTGATGACTTAAGTGGATGGTTTAAAATGGCTAAAACCTATAAAATTTTAGAAGGTGGGGGAGCTGGGTATTTTAGGTATAACCTACCTGATAAAGAGACTGGAGAATTCACAGAATATAAATTCCAAGGTTATAAAGGATTTGTTAAATTGTTAGATGAACATCCTGATGTTAAAGAGGCTATTTATAGAGATATTTGTGACAATTATGTTATGAAATATCGTAATGAAGTAGAGGATTTTGAAAGGGATGCTGACGAAGTTGAAAAAGAACAAGATGGGGAATAATTTATTAGATATTTTAAATAATATTGATAGTAAACCCTCAAACCCTAATGATAGACCTCTTATAATAGATGGGTTAAACATTTATATGAGAGCATTTTCTGCTAGTGGGTCTATTAATGATAAAGGGGTTCCTGTTGGGGGGATGGTTGGTTTTTTAAAATCACTATCCCTTTTAATAAGGAATACAAACCCAACAAGAGTTATTATCACTTTTGATGGTAAGGGGGGATCAAAAAGAAGAAAAAAACTATTACCTGAATATAAGGATAATAGAACATCTCATAAGAAAATCACCAAATGGGATCAATTTGCAACTGTTGAAGATGAACAATACTCAATGGCCATGCAATTATCCCGATTATATGAATATTTGGAAAAACTTCCAGTAACTATAATAATTGTAGATAATATTGAGGCCGATGATGTTATTTCATATTTAACAAAATCTATTTTTACCGAAAATGAGATCTATATAGCATCTGGAGATCAAGATTTCTTACAATTAGTAGATGATAGGGTTAGTATATGGTCTGCTACTAAGAAAAAAATGTATACACCCCAAATGGTTTTAGAAGATTACGGGATACCTCATTATAACTTCCTTATATATAAAGCACTTATAGGTGATAAATCTGATAATGTGAAGGGGATTAAAGGGTTGGGTCCTAAAAAGATCCCTAAACTGTTTCCTGAGATTAAAACAAAACCCTTATCTATTGATGATATTATAGAATATTCTTCCCAACAATTAGAAAAATTAGGATCATCTAAAGGTAAAATGTATCAAAGTATAATTTCTCATCAAGAAAATTTGGAGCTTGGGTATAAGATTATGAACTTGATAGATACCAACATATCAGGTAATTCCAAAATGGAAATCTTAAAACAACTAGATAGTAATATCTATTCTTTAAGTAAAAATAGCTTTTTAAAGTTATATGCTGAAGATTTTTTAGGAGAAAATTTAGGGAATCCTGAGCAATGGTTAGATACAAGTTTTTTAAAATTAAACACCTTAATAAAAAAGTTATAAAATATGTCAGAAGGGAAATTATCCGAATACGGAATATCATTTCAAAATAAAGTGATATCTAATTTAATACATGATGTAGATTTCCTAAGGCAAATAGTTGATATTACCTACCCACATTATTTTGATAATGATTCCAACAAGTGGGTAGTTGATAAGGTTCTTAAGTATTATAGCAAGTATAAAACAGTTCCTACCTTAGATTATTTTAAATCTGAATTAAAGAAGGTTAAAAATGATTTATCTAAGGTATCTATAAAAGATCATATTAAAGAAATATATAGTCTTAATAGAAATAATGATGCTGAGTACATTAAATCTGAGTTTACTGAGTTTTGTGTTAATCAAAATTTAAAATCTGCGATTAACAACTCAGTCGATTTATTGGATGCCGGAGACTATGATAGTATTAGAAAACTAATTGATAATGCCCTTAAAGCAGGTAATCAACAAGATCAAGGACACGACTACAAGAACCATATCGAGGAAAGGTACCAGGCTAAGAAAAGAAAACCAATCCCTACGCCTTGGGAACCTATTAACGTACTACTTCAGGGTGGTCTATCTGGTGGAGATTTAGGTGTAGTAGCTGGTAATCCTGGTGGTGGTAAATCATGGTTAATGATTGCAATCGCAGGACATGCGGTTAGAATGGGGTATAATGTTTCATTCTTTACATTAGAATTAGATGAAGATTATGTAGGTAAACGTTTTGATGCATATTTTACTAATACTCCTGTAAATGAGTTAGATGTTCATAGTAGACCTATAATTGAACAAGCCATTAGTAGTCTATCAGGTAATTTAGAAATTAAACGATTTAAGGCTTCTAAAACAACCTTAGGAGAAATAGAAACCTATACAGAAAGGCAAGTAGATAATGGTTTTAGACCTGACTTAATTGTGGTTGATTATTTAGATTTACTTAAGGTTAAAAATACCAAGGATAAAAGAAATCAACTAGAAGATCTATACACAGAGGCTCGTGATTTTGGCAAAGAATTCAACTGTCCTATATGGTCACCATCACAAGTTAATCGATCTGGTGCTCGTGAAGAGGTAATTGAAGGTGATCAGATTGCTGAAAGTTACTCTAAGTTAATGATTGCTGATTTTGCTATGTCATTATCCAGAACTAAAGAAGACAAAACAGCCAATACAGGAAGGATCCACATTATGAAAAATAGATATGGTGGTGATGGTTTTACATTTAATACTAGCTTCGATGCTTCTAAAGGGCATATTGAAGTGTTA